TTTCAAGTAAATAACAACGTAGGAATAAGAAGTTTAATAACAAGTATTATACAATTTGGTACAGTAGGATTGAGAACATTAAATTTTTATGGGTGTATAAATATCACTTCTATACCAAGTAGTGCATCATTAAGTGCGGTTGGTGGGTATGATGGTTTGAATGAAATAATAAGCTTTTCAAATTTTATGAATGGTACATCTATAACATCTATACCAGCTGATATGTTTGATTTTTCACCCAATGTAACATCATTTGCTAGTGCATTTGCAACAATTAATACAATATCAACTGTACCAAGTGGATTATTTGATACTTCGGTAAACGTAGTATCTTTCGCATCATGTTTCTTTGCGTGTGCATCATTAACTTCTGTGCCTTCAACTTTATTTGACCTAAATATAAATGTGACAAGTTTTTCCGGTACATTTAGAAATTGTAGAGCGTTAACAAATATATTACAATTTACATTTAATACAGCAGTAACAACATTTTCGCAAGTTTATAATATGAGTTCAACTTCAAACGCATTAAGTGGAACTGCTCCGGAATTATGGAATAGAGTACCAACACCTGCTGGAACTGATGCATTTAGAAATTGCACCGGTTTAACAAACTTCGCATCAATACCACCAACATTTACTTAATATGTATTTACGAATTATAAATAATGAAATCAATTATCCTTATACGATTAAGGATTTAAAAGCTGCACATAGAAATATTACATTTCCGAATGAGTTGGGAGATGAAACTATGGTAGAATTTGACTTATATGAAGTTAGACAAACTCCAAAACCAAACGATTATACTAAAAATATTACCGAAGGAACACCGATATTAGTGGATGGTGTATATTATCAAAATTGGGTTCAAGTAAATGCATCCGAAAGTGAAATAGCGTATAGATTAGAAAATCAATGGTTTGTTATTAGAGAAATTCGAAACGAATTATTATCAGAGTGTGATTGGACACAATTATCGGATATTCCATCCGAAACAAAAGCAATTTGGTCTGAATACAGACAATCTTTAAGAGATATTACATCTCAAACTAATCCATTTAATATAACTTGGCCGGTTAAACCCTAAAAGGGAAAATATTTATATTTATACCTATAACAAAAAGCATATAGATATAGATGATTATACATAGTCCAATATTTTCGGGTTCAATTACACAGGCATTATCTGCTTACGCAAATTTAAGTGGTTCGTTTACCGGTTCTTTTAAAGGAACTATCGATGTTCAACAGGCATCATTTGATAATCTTATTGTAAACAATAGTTTGGCAGTAAGTGGCTCTATAAGAATGACTGGTTCAATGAATTTAACAGATGGCGGATATTTAGTAGATGGAGTTGATGTATTAGATTCATCTATTGCATTTGCAATAGCATTAGGATAAAAAAATAAAAAAAATGGCAAACGCATTTAAAAATAGTATAGCGGGTTCAATTGGAACAACAGGTGTAAAAATATATGAAACACCTGCGGCAACTTCAACAACTGTAATTGGTGTTGGTGTAGCAAATGTAAGCACAAATAATATATCAGTTAGTGTAATGGTTAGAGATACATCGGCAAATAAATGTGTTTATGTTGTAAAAGATTCTTTAATTATACCCGGTAGTTCTAATGTATTAATTGGTGGTGAGCAAAAGTTAGTTTTGGAAAGTGGAGATTTTCTTTCAGTAACATCATCATTGGCTAATTCTGCGGATGTAATTGTTTCAGTATTGGAAATAACATAAAAGTTGTAATTAATGGAATATTTAGGTGGTAACCCAAATGGTTTAAATCAACAAACTAAAGATAAAATTTCTTTATTTGTAAGTGGAAGTAGTGTAGCTAATTTTTCATCTCATTCAATTGAAGTGGGTGCAAATTTTTCTGCTTCTGGCATACAAACATCTTTGATTGGTTCACCAACGAATTCGATTCAAATAAATTCTAATGTAAAAATTAGTGGTTCAATTACTTCTTCACTTTTTATTGGAGATGGTGGTGGTTTGTTTAATATTAATGCATCTGCAATTGGTGATTTAGATAGATTAAAATCGGGTTCGGCAACGGCAATAATTTCTCCAAATAAAGGATTAGTGGTTAATACTGATTTGACTGTAGCTGGAAAAATAAATACAACTGAATTATTTGCAACATATATTTCATCATCAATAATCTATGCAAGTGGAAGTAATAAATTTGGTGATGCACAAAACGATAAGCAAGAATTTACTGGAAGTATTGGTATTACAGGTTCATTATCATTTGGTATTGGTTCATTAAAATCAGATATAACAACCGATGAGGTATTAGTTTATAATACTTCAACCGGTAAAGTTGGTATAAAAACAGCAGCGGCAACTTCTGGTACGTCAGGAACATCTGGTACATCTGGTACCACCGGTTCTGAAGGAACTTCGGGAACTTCTGGTACATCAGGAACTTCTGGTACATCAGGAACTTCCGGAACTTCTGGTAGTGGAGGAAGTAGTGGAACAAGCGGTACATCAGGTACATCAGGAACAAGCGGAACATCTGGAACATCAGGCACATCAGGAACTTCTGGTAGTGGTGGTACATCCGGAACTTCGGGAACTTCGGGAACGTCTGGTACTGATGGAACTTCCGGTTCAGGAGGAACATCGGGTACATCCGGAACATCCGGAACATCTGGAACTACTGGTTCAGAAGGAACATCCGGTACATCGGGTACATCTGGTACATCCGGAACTTCCGGAACTTCTGGTAGTGATGGAACTTCGGGTACATCTGGTTCACAAGGAAGTTCGGGAACATCTGGCACATCCGGTACAACTGGAACTGCAGGAAGTTCAGGAATTAGTGGTACAGGTGGTAGTGGTGGTTCATCTGGAACGTCAGGAACAAGTGGAACATCTGGTACATCCGGTACTAGTGGTGTAACAGGAGCTGGTGGTGGTACGGGTAGTGCAGGAACAAGTGGTACATCGGGAACTTCAGGTATAAATGGAACATCTGGAACATCTGGAACATCTGGTACATCTGGAGTAAGTGGAGCGGGTGGTGGTAGCGGTTCATCAGGAACTTCAGGAACTTCAGGAACTTCAGGAACTTCTGGACTAAGTGGTTCATCGGGTACTTCGGGTACATCAGGTACAAGTGGTGCACAAGGTTCATCTGGTGAATCGGGTAGTTCAGGAACAAGTGGAACATCCGGTACTTCAGGAACATCTGGTACTTCAGGAACAAGTGGAACATCTGGAATAAGTGGAGTACAAGGTTCATCGGGAACTTCGGGTACATCCGGTACATCTGGAATAAATGGAAGCTCCGGTACATCTGGAATAAATGGAAGCTCAGGAACAAGCGGTATAGATGGAAGTTCAGGAACAAGCGGAATTTCAGGTACATCGGGAACTTCTGGTATAAGTGGTTCAGCTGGTACTTCAGGAACTAGTGGAACATCAGGAACTTCTGGTATAAGTGGTTCTTCTGGAACATCCGGTACATCTGGAGTAAGTGGTTCAGCAGGAACTTCAGGAACTAGTGGAACATCAGGAACTTCTGGAACTTCTGGAACTTCTGGAGTAAGCGGTTCATCGGGAACTTCAGGAACTAGTGGAACATCGGGAGTAAGCGGTTCATCGGGAACTTCAGGAACTAGTGGAACATCGGGAACTTCGGGAGTAAGCGGTTCATCAGGAACTAGTGGAACATCAGGAACTTCTGGTACATCTGGAAGTAGAGGTACATCAGGTACTTCTGGAACTTCTGGAACTTCTGGCACAAGCGGAACAAGTGGTACTTCAGGCACATCTGGTTCATCTGGATTATTATCATTAACTGGTACAACTGATAATGGTGTAATCACATTAAACGGAACTGCACCAAACGCAACCGTTGAAGCAAATTTAAGATTTGATGGTACTACATTAACAGTTACTGGTAACGCTACAATTAGTGGTGACCTTACTGTAAGTGGTACTACAACATATATTAATACAACAACATTAAATGTAGGTGATAATATCATCACATTAAATGCAGATATTGGAGCAGCAACTACACCAACTGAAAATGCTGGTATAGAAGTTAAAAGAGGTAATGCAGCAACAAAAGCATTCTATTGGGAGGAAGCAAATGATAGATGGTATGCTGAAGATGGATTATATGTAGCTGGTAATGTAGTTCTTAGTGGTACAATAAATACCGGAATAGGAGCAACTGAAGTTTACTTAATGAATCAAAATGTTCGTACAACTGATAGTGTAACATTTGCCGGTATAACTGGACCTTTAACTGGTACAGCAACATCTGCAACTAGATTAGTTGATGGTGGTGATTTACTTACGCAAGCTGGCGATGGTACTCTTATATACACCGCTCAAATTAGTAATGGTGTATCAGGATTATTCCCAGCAGTTGATAATTCAAATACTGTAATAACAATAAATAGACATCCCGGTAACTATTATAGTCAGTTGGGATTCAGTTCTAATGCATCTATGTATTATAGAAGCTTTAGTGCGGCAGCAATCAATACATCTCAAGCTTGGAGAATTGTTTGGGATAGTGGAAATGATGGAGCTGGTTCTGGATTAGATGCGGATTTGTGGGATGGATATCAATTTGCAGATTATTTAAATCAGGCAGTTCGTACAACCGATACGGTAACACATGCAGGCTTAAACATAACTCGTAGTAATAGTATAGATAGTTACTGGACAGCGGGAAGTGCAAACGCTTGGAGATTTATCTTCGCAGATACAGCAAATACAGGTGGATATGGTGTTGGTGCAAGTGGATTTGGTATTTATCGAAATGGAATGGGGGATTATCATTTAAGATTTGATACATCTGGTAATGTTATCGCACCATATTCACTTCGTTCTCCTATTTTTTATGACACAGATGATACTGCATATTTTGTAAATCCTCGTAGTAATTCTAGATTAAGTGGACTTCGTTTAGATGGAGTAGATAATGAAGCATCTGGTACTGATGCAATTCTTTGGATTAATAAACCAAATAACAATGACTGGGGAATGATTGTCACCGGTGATTTGGATTATGGTATTGATTTAAGAATGTCAAGTAGTAATTCATTTGCGTTAAGAGTATTAGGAGGCGGAAGTGAGCACGCTAGGTTAAATAGTGATTATTTTTTCCATTATTCGGATATAAGAACACCAATATTTTATGATTCTGATAATACTGCATTTTTCCTAAATCCAAATACAACCGCAACTTCATTAAGAATAGCAGGTGGTATAAAGCAAGACAACTTAGTAGGTAGACCTTACGCAGTTTGGGGAGCAAGTGGTAATACAACTGGTGCAGTAGTTATTAAATTTCCTGGTGGGACTGGTAACTATGGTATGATTCATGCACATATTGACATTTATGAATATAGTGGAAATCATTGTTGTACTGTAATAGTTGGTGGTCATAACTGGAATGCACAATGGTACAATATAGGAGCCAACATAATCGGACAGACTGATAAACCTGTAAGAGTTGGTGTTAAGGATGGTAAATATTGTATAGTAATTGGTAATGGTTCATCATCTTGGTCTTATGGACAAGTTGTATTAAGAAAAATACAAAATGGTTCATATTATAGTGGTATAATGGATGTCGCGGAAGGATATACCGCAGCAATTGAATCAGATTCATATTCATACATATCTGGAGACCTTAGAGATTTAAGAACACCATCAAACTTTGCGGCAGGAGCGGCGGTAACTGCGGGGTCTGCTATGTATTCTCCAATTTATTATGATTCAAATGATACCGCATTCCGTTTAGACCCAACTGATTATTCATATTTAAGGTATCTTAAAATTAGAAGTGGTGGAAGTTCATCTGGAACTAGAGCATTGACAATATTATCCGAAGGACAGGGCGAAATTAACTTTGGGTCATATCCTGCATCTTGGACTTCTGCATTACAAATTCAAAATAATAATAATACTGACTTTATTTGGATTTCACCATTAGATGATGGATATAATGCAAGATTTAGAACAGGTGGTAGTGGATTGGATTTTTACACCGATGGAGGTAATGATACGGGAACACATTCGGCGTTTATTGGGTCTGGATATATACAAGGTATTAATTCAGTAAGGTCTCCTGAAATTTGGGGTGACCGTTTTTATGATAATGATGGTACATTTTTCTTTAGAACGGGTGAAACAAGTGGTAATACTAGACATATTAACTTAGCAAATAGTAACACAGACCCATCGGCAGTTGGTTCATCAACGGGTATATCATCGGGACAAAGAACCGATGGACAACCATATTATATGATGTATGTAAAATCTCCGTATAATAATGGATATTCTACATATACAAGACTTTCTTTAGGATGGCATACTGGTCTTGAATTAGGTGGTAACCCCGCATATGGTGGTACAACTATAATGGCAGACTCTCCGGGTGTAAATACTTCAATATTAATGAGTATTGGTAGAGGTGATTCGCACGTAAGAGTTACTAATAATTTATACGCTCCAATTTTTATCGATTCAAATGATACCGGATATTATGGTGATTTTGCTAGTACAAGTTACTTCAATATAACTGGTACAAATAAGATGAGAGCAGACACCAATAGAGCATATGGTGATAATAGTGGATGGTGGACGCATGACCCTTATGGACAAGGTTGGGGTAAACCACACGGTTCGTTCCGTTCGTTGGAAGTATCAACATCTGGTAACTTCTCTACTGAGCCGGCAATGTTCCGTATCCACCAATGGGGTTCTGGTGCAGCTGAATTCTGGAAACCGCAGGGTACAACTATGTACCTAAGAGAAACTCCTGGTGGAGGTGGTAGTTGGTTTACTAGATTTGTGATTGAGAGGTACGCAGAAAATACCGAAAGTTTTAGAGCACCAATATTTTACGATTCAAATGATACTACATATTATACTGACCTAAATGGTGGTTCGTATATGAGAGGTACGGTTAATGTAGCAGGTGGTCATGGTAATTCATCTTTCAGAGTAATAGCTAGAGGAAACGAGATGGGTACGGGTCAACAAACTCAACTTCAAATGTGGGTATCCGAACCTGGAAACACTTGGAATGATGCTGGATTTGGATTTAATGTTGATAATAGCTTTAATGGTGGCGGTGGTGCATACCACTTTGGTAGACCCAACACAAACTATGGGCAGGCCTATATGAGATTCAATACCAGTGGTACTACAATTTTTTATAACACTAATACAAGTGGCACTCGTTATACTACAATGGAATGGTATGCGGATAGTACTGTTTATGCTAATAACTACTTAACGGGTGGTAACTCATTAAGAGCACCAATATTCTATGATTCAAATAATACTGGATATTATTGTGACCCTAATGGAACTGCTAGATTATCATATGTAGCAGCAAATGGTGGTATCCGAATTGATGGAAATGAAAACCTTTACTTAGATTATAACTATGGGCAATCCGTTGTAGGTGTTTATACGTCTGTTAGATATCAGGGTGTATTCTCAATGGGTAACTCATATAAACCGGCAATAGATGGTACATCTTTAAATAACACATATGGTATAGTTTGGTCACATCCTAACGTTGGTGGGCAAGGTTCTTATTTAAGTGACCACGGTATGATTGTAGCAAACTATGGTACAACATTCGCTGCAATTTCTTCTACTATTTGGGTAAGAAATGATATGAGGTCTCCTATATATTATGACCACAATACAGGTTATTATTTTAATGGTGATGGTGAAACTAACTGGCAAGGATTAACCCTATATGGTAAAAATAGAATTGGTCTAGACGGAAAAACTAATTTTAGAAGAAGTGATTATACCGGAGATAGTAACCACTGGACCGGAGCAAGGGGTTGGGGTACTACTTCATTCAATGACCAAATGAACTGGGGTTCTGGTTGGGGTGATTCTTGGGGTAGTATTGGACAGAGTCCTGGTGATACTTCTCACTATCTAACGGCGCAAGTATATCACTATTCATATTCTGGAGTTGGATATGGATGGCAATTGACCGGTGGTGTTACTGATTCATTATGGTGGAGACATAGCTGGCCATATCCTGGTGGTTGGTTCAAAATCGCTATGTATAATAATGCTGCCTCCGCCGGTGGTGGATTGTATGCGGGAGCATTCTATGATTCAAATGATTCGGGTTATTATTTAGACCCCAATGGTGTAGATAATCAGGGATTAAGAATCAGAGGTGGTACACTTCATGGACCTAACTGGTCATGGGGAGCATATTTGAGAGTTGGTACAAATGGTAGAATTGATGGATATGCATCTGTATGTGCAACTAATGGTAACTTACACTTAGATTGTCAAAACGGATATGAAACTTATATTAACCACTATTCTGGTAATAGAACATACACTTACGAATTAAGACCTACATTTATATACGACCAAAATAACACTGGATATTATTGGGATGGTAATGGTACATCTCGTATGAATGAAATCTTATTAGACCAGGGTTACAACTATGGATGGTGGAGAAACTATGGTTGTACTGGTTTATATAACCAATCATATGGTAGAGGTATATGGGCAGCTGAATGTGGTGGAAACCCTTATGGTAACTACACAACTTATGATGGCGGTAGAAACGGATGGCAAGGTTGGGGCATTGGTTCTCGTTATACCTTTATGAGTACTATGGGTGACAACGTTGGTGTGCATGATAGTGCTAGAGGATGGGTATGGTTAATGAGTGGAGCAATTCTTTACTTATATTATGCTGGTTCAGATAGAATGTCAATGCAACCTTATGGTGTGTATGTGTATAACGATATTCGTTCTCCGATTTTCTATGACCACGATACTGGATATTATGGTGACTTTAATTCTACATCTAGATTTAACTATATTATCAATAACAACATATATTGTTATGATTGGATATTTGCACAAGGAAATATTATAGCATATTATTCTGATGAAAGATTAAAAACAAAAGTTGGAAACATTGAAAACGCATTAGAAAAAGTATCTAAATTAAATGGATTCTACTATGTAAACAATGAGTTAGCACATTCAGTAGGATATACCGATACCAAAGTACAATTAGGTTTATCAGCTCAAGAAGTTCAAAATGTATTGCCAGAAATTGTGCATTTAGCACCATTTGACATGGATATAGATTCGGATACGAAAGAAGTAAAAGGTTCTAAGAGTGGTGAAAACTATTTAACCATTGATTATGATAAATTAGTTCCACTTTTAGTAGAGGCTATAAAAGAACAACAAACTATTATTGATAAGCAAAATAACGAAATTTCTGAAATTAAACAAATGTTGAAAACAATTATCAGTAACAAATAACTATTTTTAAAAAAATAATATATTTATACAATATAAAACAAAATTATTATGGGATTAACATACGCATGGAAATTAGTAGGACTTAAAAAGCAAAATAGTGAAAACATTGATGACGCTGTTGTTGGTACTCAATGGAAAATAATAGCTACAGACGAAGATGGTAACGAAGGTACTTTTACCGGAGCAACTCCGTTTAGTATCAGTCAAATAAATACAGGAAGTTTTACACCATATAATGAATTAACAGAAGCACAAGTTCTTGGTTGGATTAAAAATCATGTAAGTGGTTCTAATCCAGCAACTAATTATTGGGAACATATTAATGGCCAGATTTTAAAAGAAATTGATTCTAAAAAATGGGTTAAGGTAGAAGTTGCGGAAGTAGACCTACCGTGGTCACCAACATCTGGTAGTACAACTCCATATGTGGCTGATGCAGCACCCGTTTAATCAAAATACAAAATTATAGATTGTAATATCGATTCTTAATAATTAATTTGTGTTTTGAATATTTTGTTTATATTTATATGAGTATTACTGTAAGTTATTAGTAATACAAATTTAAAATACAAATCGGAGAAATAAAATGGCAGAAAGAATCGTATCACCTGGCGTATTCACAAGAGAAAATGACCTATCCTTCCTAGCTCAAGGAGTAGGCGAAATTGGAGCGGCATTTATAGGACCTTTTAAACAAGGACCTGCATTTGTTCCAACAATCGTAAGAACACAATCAGAATTTGAAGAAGTCTTCGGAACACCTGATGGAACTTATTATACTGAATATGCAGTACAAAATTATTTAAGAGAAGCTGGACAAGCAACAATCGTAAGAGTTGCCGGTATTGGTGGTTACTCACAGGCAGCACCTTTGGGTATATTAGCATCCGGTTCTAATGGTAAAAGAATAGTTGGAGTTTTATATTCAACTAATTTTGGAGATGAGGGTGTTGGTTTTGTAAATGCTTCCACTAACATTACAAGTAGTATATCAATATCTGGCTCATTTGTAATATCAGGACTAATTAGTTCTGGTTCTGGAGCAGCTAATATATCGGCATCAATTTTTCAAGAAGCTACAAATGATATTTCTGATGTATTTGGTGAATCTCCATTTGGTGCTAAAGCAGCTTATGGATATTTGTATTTTGAAAGTTCGTCATTAGGATTTAAAAATGATAGTGGTGAGCAAGGAGTAACAATATATGAGGTTAATTTACCAACACAAGTATATAGTGATGCAGAAGAAGCTGAAACTCCAATTGTAGTATCTCAATTGATTAGTGGTGAAAGATATAACTTATTTAAATTCGAAACAATAGGACATGGTACATTATATAATACTAAATTTAAAGTTGGTATTTCTAATGTAAAAGCAGCCGGTGAAGATGGTTCAACTGACTATTCAACATTTACTGTAACTATTCGTTCATTTAGTGATACTGATAAGAGAAAGAGTGTAATTGAAACATATAATAATGTAAACTTAGACCCTGCATCTCCTAACTATATAGCTAGAAGAATTGGTGATAGAAAATTAACAATCGATGCTAATGGAAAATTAACTGAAATTGGTGATTACTCAAATAAATCAAAAAATGTAAGAGTAGTTGTACAAGACGCTGATTCTAATATCTTAGGACCAGGTTCTTATCCAATATCAGCAGCACCATTTGGACACGCAGCATATGTGAATCCAATTAAAACAAATAGTTCAGCAGAAGCGGATTGGGTGCCTGCCGTAAATTATCAAACAGGCTCAGCAAACAACACATCATCATCTCCAATATATTTTAGTGGATTTGATTTTGAAGATTCATATAAAGCAATTGATAACAAACAATATTTAAAACCAATTCCTGATGGAGCAGTAGCTGGCGCTAACGTAGTATTCGCATTTGATTCACAATTATCATATGTAATGACTGGTTCGGCATCAACTGATATGGTTAAAAGACAATTTGTATTAGGATTCCAATATGGATTTGATGGTACTAACCCAACTGTAAAGATAGCTAAAGCTGGTGATACTGATTGGGGAAATGCAAATACACAAGGATTTAATTGTTCAAACGCATCACAAAATGGTTCAATAGCATATACTAAAGCAATCAACGCAGTATCTAATCCTGATGAATACGATATCAATATGGTGGTAACACCTGGTATCGTAAGAAGCCTTCACCCATCGGTTACTTCTAAAGCAATTGATATGGTTGAGGAAAGACAAGATTGTTTCTATATTGCTGATTTCAACGATTACGATGATACAATTACTGAAGCAACTGAGCAAGCAAATTCAGTAGATTCAAACTATGTAGCAACTTACTATCCTTGGGTTAAAACAATCGATAGTAACACAAACAAATTAACTTCAGTTCCACCTTCTACATTGTTACCTGCAGTATATGCAGCAAACGATAGATTGGCAGCTGAATGGTTTGCACCTGCTGGTTTGAATAGAGGTGGTATTACCGGAGCAGTTAGTGTATTGAATAGATTAACACACTCTGAAAGAGATACTCTATATGAGAACAAAGTAAACCCAATTGCGGCATTCCCTGGACAAGGTATTGTGGCATTCGGACAGAAAACATTGCAAGATAAAGCATCTGCTTTAGATAGAATCAATGTTAGAAGATTACTTATCAACTTGAAGAAATTCGTTGCATCAACATCTCGTTTCTTAGTATTCGAACAAAATACTTCGACAACTAGACAAAGATTCTTAAACACTGTGAACCCTTACTTAGAATCAGTACAACAAAGACAAGGTCTTTATACCTTTAAAGTTGTAATGGATGAAAGTAACAACACACCTGATGTAATTGATAGAAACATATTAGCAGGACAAATTTTCT